TGCCATGTCGATAAAATCCTTCATGGCTCCGGTATTGTCCATTATAGTCAGCATCAAAGATTCCCAGGCTGATGATAAGTTATACAATGCGCCTTGTACATTGTTCCCCATAGTATCGGCCATTTTATTCAAGTCATCTTCCACTCCTGTAATCTGGTCACGGAGAGGAACGATCTTGTCTGATGCGGTCAGAAAGGCGTTAAAAGCTGCCACACTTCGTTTATCGGTCATTTCTAGTGTGGAATTCAGATCAATCCCTTGTTCTTTTAATCTTTGCAATCCGTCAACCAATTCCGGTAATGTCTTAACCGGTCCACCAAGAGCTTGTGCTAATTTACCACTGCCATCAGCCAAATTCAGTAATATATTCCGGGTGGCTGTAGCCGACATGGAAGCATCAAATCCTGCGTCTGCCAGTTTGCCCAATAAGGCCAATGTGTCTTCTATTGTGAAGTTGAAGGCCTTGGCAACAGGTCCGACGATGGGCATTGCTGTCTGAAGGTAGGAAAAGGAAAGGGCGCTCTTGGTTGTTGCGACAGCCATTGCGGATACGTACCGTTCCGTTTCTTCCGTATCAGCCCCGAACATACGTAGAGCCGCACCAGCCAAAGCAGCAGCTTCCGGCAATTCAGCACCAGTAGCCTGGGCAAATTTCAGCACTCCCTCGGTCATATCAAGTATCTCTGTCTTGGAAAAGCCTAATTTGGATAATTCTATTTGCAGGTTGGTCGCTTCTGAGGCGGTGTATTTTGTCGCTTCTCCCAAACGCCTAGCATCTGCTGTCAAGTCTTTTATCTCTCCTTTGGTCGTACCCAATATGGCAGCGAGCTTACTGTTTGCCGCTTCAAAATCAATAGCTGTATTAACTCCTTGTCTGATAGCTCCTGTCAGCTTTTGAATTCCTGCAATAACCGCTTGAGCACCTAGCATTCCTTTGATCATACTGCCGACACCGATTGTTACTTGGCTTATTCCGCTGTCGAAGCTTGTTTTCAACAGATTGCCCGTACTTTTAGCAATGATTCCCATGTTCTTCATGGCGGAATTACCTCGTTGAATCTCCATCCATGCACGTTTTATGGATTCGGTATAATCACCAACAGTCATTTTCTGCTGGGTGTACCGGTCAGAATTACGCTTCACATAATCAGTATTAACCCCGATGGTGGAGTTTAGACGTCCGATAGTCTGGATATATTCCTCATCCGTGTCCCGTACAAGTTTCACAGCCTTGCGCAACAGCCTGTTCATGTCGTTAGCTTCCTGAATGCTATGGATTTCCTTGTAAGTGGCGGCAATGGCATCAGTTATAATCTTTTGACGCTCCTGTTCTGTTACGTTGGCAGATTTTTTAGCCGTATTCGAGGCTCTTTGAGCCTTTTCAACTGTAGCCTCTGCTTTGGCCAGTTTCTCCAATGATTCGGCATTTTTTTTGCTGGCATCGGTAAGCTTCTTCATCTGTGTGGCTGATAAGTTGCCACTCTTGATTTGTTCATCGAGGTTTTTGGCAACTCTCTCAGCCAATTCAGATTGTTTTTTTAATGCTGCATTCAAATCATTGGTCGCACCGTCAGCTTTTTTAGCCTGGGTTATAATGACAGCGTTTAGCTTGTCCAAGTCACCGACAACTTCGACATTCATTTTTAATCCTTTAGCCAGTTCCTTGGCTGCGTCGCCGTAAATAGACTTTACTTTCTCTATTTCCTGACCAAGCTGTTTTACCTGTTCTATTTCTTTCTCATCAACAAGATCGGTTATCTTTAATTCTGCCATAATTACAAATAATGTCTGTATTCTACAATCGTGCCTTTTATCTCTGTGCCCAGTCGGTCAAATGAGTAACTGCCGTCAGCTTTCAAGTAGATGACATAAATACATTCGTCCAGCATGGCCGCTTTACGGGCGAGTTCACTTACACGTTCAAGTTCACTCATTTCTTTTTTTATCTTACAACCGCATGACATGATAATATTATTTATATCCACATTCTTTGAAAAAATTCTCAATCCATGGTCTGAGGTGCATTATGATGAAGTATTCCTTTGCGGAAGAGCCTAAAGCGAATATATTGTCACCATATTTCTTTTGGATATCGGGACCGTCTATAAATCCTTCCGTAAATACGCTCATACTCCTGTTCAATCTTTCCAACCTGATGCTGTCATAGAAAGTACCGGTAATGAAAAGGTTGGGAATCTCAGAAGGGCGCGGGGGCAGGTTTAACAGAAAACTGACTACCGGAGGTGTGATTTTTTCTTTCCATCGCTTGTACTTTTCAGGCTTATTCTGCCAGGGACCCGGCTCATTGAAATAAGGATCGTTGTCATAAGTAGGGCTCAGACATCTGTCTGTTCCGTCCATACCGCTATATAACTGTTCCTGAATACAGTCTCTGATAATGCTCTTGTTTGCATCCATGCAGTTCAGACATTCCTCTTCAAGTCCGGCGGCTATGGCATTGATTGTTTTTGATACTTCATATATGTTTGCCATAAATTAAAGATAAGGCCGGACAATGACGTCCGGCCGGGTTGTCAATCTTCTTTCGTAGCTTCCTTCCCCACAATCTTATCGTAGGTGTCAGAGAGCATCTTTTTGCGTGATGCCTCTTTGCGGTCTTGCCATAATACTTTAATGTGTCTTTCAATGAACTCTTCCTTTGTCATGGATTTTACAGCGTTCTCTACAAATGTCACTCCTTCGATTTTCATACCTGCTCGATATATTTGATATTGTTTTCAAATAGGATGGAAGGTGCCTTTAGAGATGGAGTTCCGGAATCTTTCGGAGTAATGGTCAGCACACCGTCAGCGTAAGTAGCGGTTGTTGCATTATCCAGCACTTCAGCGGCTTTGTCTGCTATGAGTTGTCCAAATTCAGGAGTACGGTCATAAGCACCAATCTTTTCAATAATTTTGTATTTATTGCTGGTCATGCTGACAAGTTCCACACCGATCAGCCCTCTGAGGGAATACTTGGGATCGAATCCTAATTGGATGAAGTCGAAATTCAGCAGGCTGTCTTCAATATCCATGTGGCAGAAACTTATTGTCATTGTTGATTTGGCGCCACTTGCCGGGTATTGGGTTACAGTTGGATAAACAGTGGACATCGGAATACCTGCAAGTAAGTCTGTACCGTCATTATACCCGATAAGCATATAGTCCTTGTTCCAGAAATAGACGTCCCATTCCCTGTTTGCTGCTTTCAATAGTTGTGCGTTCAGCACTTCATCAAAGCCTGCCAGAGTGAATGTATCCGTTTGTGCATTGAGTCCGTTAAACTGGTTGGGACCATATCCGACCGCGCTTATCTGGGCCTCTCCGCCGTTTTTTGCATATTCGAAAAACGGGGAGATTGGATAAATCCGGCCGGGGCGGTCCGCATGGCACATCTCTGCCAATTTTTCTGCTGTAACATCATCAGGAAGTTTTGTTCCCGGTTCGACCAGAATCGCTCCTTTAACTTTTGACCAGTCAATCTTACAAGCCGAACTACCCGAATTAATATGGGTTCCGGCACAAGTTCTAATCTTTTTCATTATCTTCTACAATTGGGATTATTAATAGTTATTTCCATCGAGCTGATATCAATGGCATCAATAGGATCGCTCACTTCCTGTCCGGTGGCTGTCATTGCACCGTATCTGCCATAAGAATAGTTCTCGGAATAAACATGCCTTACTTTGTCATCCGCTCCCCAGTCAAACCGGTTGTCTTCGAGTAATACATCAAGTAACCTTCCATAAATCGGGCGCAAGATATTCTTGAAAGAGTTTACCTCGCGTTCCTCGTTTGTCCAATCTTTGGTTGACGGGCAGGCGATAACTAATGAAACCTTTGACTTTGAATAGTAATGCCGGCTGTCACGTCTCTCACTTATCGGACAAAATAAAGCGACAAGAGGAAACTTCAAAGGCAACTGCCGCTCAGACTGACTGTATACATCAAGAGTATCCTTGATATATTGACTGTTCCCGAAGATATAGTTCAATGGCGGATTATCCACCTCCTGAAACCCTCCGTTGCCGTCAGGACATAGAATCTTAAGATTCCGGGAAGCCTTGGAAACTACATCACGAAAGATATCCACTATATCCATTGTCATAGGTTAAAGCTGTTTATTGGAGTTAACAGATTCTTGTTGACGTTCACTTTGAACGGGCATTCATCGGAAGAAGCCCAACAAACGAATTGTTTGTTTCTTTCAACCATTGTATTCCATGTGCTTACCTGACGTTGGAGCGGGGAAACATGCTTGTTGGATGATTTCAACTGTATAAGTCCGGTAACAGTCGCATCTGTATTCATGTCACGTAAAATATGATAGAATACATAATCGGCAAAAGATTCACGTAACTGCCTGCACACATATTCATAAGGAGAAACAGTATCATTCTCTGTTTTTGGGGATTCATTTTCAATTATCTCAAGATAATCCGTAATCTGACCGGCAAGCGTGAAGCCGACAACATCATTCAGGAATTTCCGTTGAAAAGAACGGATATACCCGTAAATGACATTGTTGGCGGAAAGTCCTTCAGCAGTCGGCATCTTGGCGGTAGTGGCGTTTCTTATCTGCCGGGGGCCGGATATGAAATATGATACATCAACAAGCATAGACATGACTACTTCTTTTTAGTTGTTTTCTTTCCGCTGGTGTTCACAGATGGATTGACATTATCCATATCTATGGACATGGAATCATCTTCTGGCAGATTATTGCTGTCGGTGATATTCAGTGTCTTACTGTCTTTCATATCGACTTCCTTTTCATCCGTTTCAGGCATACTGCCGCTGGCTTCCATCTCGGTCATACGTGCTCTCAGGGAATCTCGTTCACTGGTAAGTGATTCTATCTGCCCATCTTTCTGGGCCAATGTCTCTGTCAGTTCTTTGACTTGGGCTTCAATGGCTTTTAACGCATAGTCCTCATGGACCAGCGTACCGGAGATAGGAGTGATTTTTATCAGCCCTCTACCTATACGGATACGCTGCTCACGAAGCACACGCCCGAGTTCCTTTTCGTCACCTTCAAGTATGTACTTCATATTCTTTATGCGGATTTAGTGATTGCTTCCAATACATCGTCCAGATCACCATAAGCGAATGCCCAGGGCATGTAGACAGGCATCATCAGTTCTTCCTGAATCATGACTGTGGTCATGTTTTTCAGTTTGGTGTTGACATCATCTGCGAATTCGATTGCCAGAGTGGTGTAGTCTATCAGAGAACAACCGTTCAAAAGGTCACCGGCAAAGTATTTGCCGACACCGATGGCGTTACATTCGATAACAGGTACGTTGCCGATATATTTACGACCGTTCACTTCGGTAATTAACTCAAGATTTCTGCCGGTTGTATCCTTGGCGGTGGAAATAGTGAAGACTGTGGACGGATGCAAAACCAAGGCATTAGGTGAATACTGGCCAAAATTAAGTACGGCGAAGATAGCGTTCACGACATCCTTCATGTTCGGGTCCTCCACAGAACCGAACATACCGCTTTTAATGGCTCCGGACATTTTGGCTACTGAAGTTTCGGTTCCCTTATAGTCAAAATCAATAGCGAATTTACGGTCATTGATTTTATGAATATCGAAAGTATCGTTCAAGCCTGTCTCTACTGTCGCACCTGACAGGGTCACCTTCATCTTGTCAATAATCTTGTCATTGGCTGCGGCTAGAGTTATGATTGTCTGGCCGTTTGCAGCCTCGAGTGACTCAATGGCACCGGCAGAGATGGTAACATAATTACCGGCAATGAATTTGGAAACACAATCCACGCCTTCATAACGGGTGATACCTTTCAGATTGTCCCCGGTACCGTCACCGAACATAATCTGATAGTTCTCGGAGAATTTGACCCATAAAGGCAGACGGTTGAGGATGAATGATACTACATACTGCTTTGCCTTCAACAAACGTTTTGACAGATTCATGTGGGTACCGATACGTTTTACATTCGTGAACTCTTCCTTGAATTTCAATGATGATTCAGCCAACATACCGTTTTCTGCTACAACCATGACATTGCGGTCAAAATCATAGACCTGTTCGTATGAGATGGACAGTGCGGATGGATCACCCTGTTCAACCATCATCAGATCACGGAGATTCAGTTTCTGTTCGTTGACTGCGGTGACAACACGTCCTGTCGAGCGGTTGTTGCTTCTTGGCGTATTGGAACTTTCGGTGATGGATACGATGCCTTTTAAATCAAGATTCATGGAACCGGATGTCTTGGTGCGGTTCGCAAAATAATCCTGGCATGCAGGACTGTCAAGAAATTCACCAACAGCTTTCTCCACTTCATTGACGGAAGTCATATGACCGCCTTTTTCCTTGATCTTGTCGAAAGCCTCCGCCAGAGCTGTCACCTTTTCAGCCTGTTCATCATAGGACTTTTTAATATCTTCAAAATTGGAAAGATGTTTCAACTGTTCTGTGATATTCTTGGAGATATCCTTGAACCTGTTCTCAATATCCTCCTTTGTCATCAGACCTTCGGCAAATTCATCACATACTTGTTTGCATTTCAACTGGATACTGCCCAAAAGAGATTTTTCCTCATCGGTCATGTCCTTTTCCTGTTTGGCGAAAGAAATCAGGGAGACAGGTGCTGCAACCAAAAGTCCGGTTACATGTTCCGGACCATTTAAGGCACATACTGTACAAACGACAGCCACAATGGCAAACATAATAAGGGATTGGTATTTCCCCACATTTAAAAAAGTCTTCATTTCAAATTCGTTTTTGGGTTAAACATTAAATAAATTGACTCAATTTTGCAGCAAGCGAGAGATTCGTTTCGTGCTTCTCATTTCCCTTGTCATCAGCAGGCTGCCGGGTGTCATCTGACGGCGCGACAGCAGCTTCAGGTTTGGTTTCTGCAATCTTGGAAATCATTGTTCTATATACACGGCTCCAGCAGTGAGGACAACGAACATAGCTTACGATATCCTCTATGCTTTTGCCTGTCAAGTCAACATCAAGGCTTTTATGGGCGTCAAGGACAGCTATAACCTGCTCACGGATTTCAGGTTTCAGTTTATCCATTTCGGTTCGGACAATATCCTCTACAATCCATCTCTGATACATGGCGGCAAGGTCAAGCACCTGATTGTTGAACGTGGTTTCAGCCTGTTGGTCATAGTCGAATGTATGACCGCATTCCGGACAGGTAACCATATTGCTGTTTCCTGTCAATGCCTTTTCGATAAGATCCAGTTTCATACTTAAATCATTTAACCGCTCATCCGAATATCTCATGTTCAGAGCTTTGTTTATCATTTCAAGAGATGATGTAAGCTTCGCGCGCTGTGTGTCAATACTGTCATCACTCTTTATATCCACAAGAAATGTCTGAGGGTTTGATCCCCATGCTTGTAAGGTGGAGGCTTCCCCAAGAAACCATTCTTTGACATGGGCCGGATCATTCACATCCCTGCGGATGGCTTTCACACCGACGGAATGCTCCAGTGTCTTGCCACATTCAGCATAAAGTTTGTAATCTTCAAATGTTTCCCGTCCGATCTGTTTGTTAAGGTTCATTTTGGATACGATAACCAGATTCATGTTATCTTCCCTCGCTTCAATAGGGCAACCTATAAGTTTTGTCTTGTCATGGTCCAGCAGATGTTTGCCACGTTTTAAGAAAAACTCGTTGATCGTTTTATTGAAAGAACCGCTATCAGAGATATCACCTTGCGTATCTTTAATACCGATACCATTAACGGCAATCGTAACAATGCCTTTCTGCTCATCAACATCATTCGCCTTCGTCTTCAACTGAAGGCTTCTCAACTCTTTGTCCATTGTCATTTGATTTTTTAGTTATACTTAAGATTTTCTTTACTCTCTCAAGCTCCTTGTCAGACATCTCGTACAGAAGTTTGTCAAACAGGGAGTTTTCAACTTTGCTTTCCCCGATACGGGCACGGTAATCATTCAGGGTGATGATACCATTCTGAAATTCGCCCATCGCACGTTCCGATATGATTTTAGAAACTTCCTCCTTTTCCTTCTGCCCTTCCTGAAGGCAGTCCACGTGACTGAAATCGACATCAATGTAATATCCGTCACGGTCATATCCCAACATACGTGTCAGTTCACTGGCGTAGCGCCTGGCTGCCGGGATTATCTTGGAGGTGTAGACTCCCTTCTCAGCGGATTTCTGATTATTGAATGTACTGTGGTCCTTGCGTGGTACAAGTTCCGGCGGAACACCAAATACACCGGCAATTATGATGGCATCATTCAATGTTTCTTCAAAAGGCTGTAATTCCTGAATGCTGAGGTTGGTGCGGATGAAATCCATAGGAACATCACTTAATCCATACGGAAACCTGCTGTTGTCAAGGCCGTAATTCTCGTTGAATTCCTCACGAAGATTTCTCTTTTCATCTTCGGTCATGGCAACTGTACCCGTTTCGTCCTTTTTTTCGGAAACGAATATTCCCAAGGCTCCACGTTTCATGTATATCACATTTCTAGCCTGATAAACAGGAATGAGATTGTCAATGGCCATCTTTACGGAATACAGCCGCGAATGACCTTTTATAAAGTTGTCATTTCTATAATCTGTGTTACCGTCCTGATCGTGATAAATGAAATTAGGATTGATCTGTTCAGCATAGTTCAGCCCGTACTGTAACAGGTAATAGTCAATTATATCTTCTTTCTCGGCATTACCGAATAAGGGGATATAGTTCTTCAATCGGATGGTAACCTTATCTGATGGAAGCACCCAATAATTTTTGCATTTTTTGTAAATTGGGGTCTTTAATGTTTGAAATGCTTCAGGTACAACGCATTTCAAATAGCTGTTACCGGTAGCATATTTATATACAAAATGTTGGTAGACAATCCCTTGAAATGAATTCAAACAATTAGGACGGTCTATCAGGTCATTGAACTGCTTGTTGTTCCATACGACCGAATCATCGGAAGCTTTTTTGAGTATGAACCTACCCCCAGCAATGCGGCTGGCAAGAAAGTCGATAGGGAAGAATATCTCACCGACGGTGTTGAAAAGAGTAAGGAAATTGGAATCAGCCACATATGGGCTGTATATGTCTTCGCTAAGTCTGAATCTTCTTTTTGACAGGGCGGAGAATATCTTGTCAACTTCCTGAGCTACAAGGCTGGAAATATCGGTGCTCTTCTTCTTTCCAAATATATTTTTTAAAATTGTCATATAGGAATCTGTTTCCGGCAAATGTAAAGAGAAGAAGCTTTCATTTTACAAAATACCTCAATCTTGAAAATAGGAGAGGGGAGGAAGTGATATGTAATAACTTGTATACAAGTTGATTATAACTTATTTTAGCTGGAACGCGATTTTATTATGTAGTGCCCCCAACCACTGAGAACCGTACTGGCTCCCTTATTTTCGCAATCAACGTTGTAGTCCATCAGGTTGGTTACAAAATTGCCGTATTCCCGTGATTCTTCAAATTTCTTGGGGGAAAGAAGAAGATTTTTCTTTATAAAGTCAGATGTGGCGGATATGCGTTTGTCTACATCGGAATATTCTTTTATCACTCTGATATCCGCCCCTTTCATCTCTTGTCTCAGCTCCTTTACCATCTGATAATAGACAGGAGAACATTCAAATATATGGGTCTTTGCTTCATGGCACATGATGGCCTTTTTTATCTCGTCAACGGATGATGTGTCTTTAAACATGGCATCTGTCAGATGCCATGTGTTGCCGCAACGGCGCGTATGTACAAGAAGGAATGTTCCAGCCACATTCGGCATTATATAAACCACGCTGTCTGTATAATTATGTACAGTATCCGGATTGAAGAAGTCGAGCATTCCTTTACCTGCGTATAAATTCCGTTTGCGCCGGTTGCTGAACTCGATAAAACTTTCGTGGCACAAGTCATGGACAATATATCGGAACGTGTCGGACAAATGCCCGTGTTCCTCATACGACTGCTTGGTAGTGGAGTTTTTCACTTTTGTTTTTAATATGCCACCATTGGAATCTTTCTGGACACTCATATAGTCCTCAAGAGATATCGTACAACTTTCGTCAATGCAGATTTCAATGCCGGGTATCTGGAAATCGAATATCGCATTGATGAACTCGCCTGTCATGGCAACGGACGGATTTCTGTCACCCACTTTGTCTTCTATGTCGAAACCTTCATTCTTTAATGTTTCGATGAACAAGTCCATCCAGGAGCGTTTCTCATCATCAAAAGTGTTGGCTGATTTGGTGGATGCATCGCCATGGACAAACAGCTTGTCGCAATACCTTATTGATTTCAGATATTTGGCGACCAGTTTGGATGATTTCCTCACTGTGTTATTCGGGGATTCGGCACATGTTTCATGGAACTGCCATATCTTTATGCCTGTAGTGAAATCCACTTGCCAGTAACTGATACTGATGAACGGCAGCACATTATTATCGACAGAAAGATGAACAGGCAGACTCGGATTATACGGGCGCTCTCCCGAATGCTGTCCTCTTTTGAACGAGCCGAAAAATTCACTGCCGGTACGTATGACTCCCCATTCGCCCAGTGCATAAACATTATAGTAGTCCGGATCGTTGATACGGTCTTTCTCGAAGTCGGCGACACACTGTTCATCGTAATAGCCGTATGTGCCGTCCGGAGATCCGACAACCCAGAAGTTATTCAGATAAGTGGACTGGATGAGGACAGTATCGCCCGGATGTTCCACAATCTCTTTCGTCCGGACATTCATAATCTGTTTGGGCTCATTCATTCTTAGTGACTTTACCGTTGTAAGTTCTTCAGGGATTCTCTTGCCACCCAAAGTTACTTCCATCGGGATATCATGCCATTTGTCCTTGTCGAATATCTCTTTCTTAATCCAGTGGGTAATTTTGATGGGGTTAAATGAACAGATTATTTGCTGGCCGTGCTTGCCACGCAGACGTTTCCTTATCTGTTTGAAATCTCCGTGTTCAAAATCAGAAAACTCTTCAAGAAACACACGCTTGTAATTCTCTAGTCCTTTGATCTTTTCGGAATCATCCAGACCGGAAAAAGTAATTTTAGCTCCATTGAACTTGCAGACTATGCGCCTTTCCTTAAAGTCAAAAAGATGATAGACATTCAAAGTCTTTGAAGCTTCCTTGAATGCTTCATATATGGAATCTTTCAGAGCTGCACCGACTTTTCTGAATACTTTAGTGTTCTCGGGATCCTGCAAGGTCATTATAAGGATAGCCTGAGCTATACTGAATGACTTGGCGGATGATGAACCGCCATACAGGATGATGAATCGTAATGAAGCATCCTGCAAATATTTCAAAAGATGAAAACAATTAGGATTGAGTTTCTTGTAATTTATAACCATATACTGTTCTATAAGTAGGTGATTCTCCTAGGGCAGATAAAGAAAAAGTGTTAGTGTGCTGTTCTATTTATCCGATTTGTCGTTTTCGTCAAAACCGATGCGCAGTTCACCGATCTTATCGCCGTCATTTTTTACATTGATGGTCTTTTCGGCATCCCATCCGTTCCATGCACCAAGAAGCCGGGCGGCTTCTGTCTTACCTGTGAACTCATAGGAAACTTCTCCTTTCTTGTTGGTTATCTTCTTCATTGCATTCCGGATACGTTTGGGCATTTGGTCGGGTCGCTTTAATTTTACTTTGCCTGTTGAAGAATCAAGTATATATAAGTCTTTGGGGTCAGCCATTACAATATCATAGAGAACCTTCTCAACCGCCTCACGTCTGACTGCGGAATCTTTGGCACGTTGTTCCTTAATTTGATTTATCCTTTGGGAGACCTTTGGGTTTGACAAGAGAAGGCTGGCTTCAGTCCATACACTTTCTGCCTTCATTTTGGAAGCATTGTAAGCCATGCGGTAGGCTTCGCTTGCATTGCCTTCGATATCTACATAATATTGGCAGAAATTTTCTTGTTTGAGTGTCAGTGGTCTGTCTTCTTTTGATGTCATATGGTTTTATATTTAAGCCTGCAAGAAAAAAAGATGGGGTTAAGACTTCTTTTCCTGCAGGTGGATTAAAACTTAAAAAGTAATTTCATTGGGCGCTATCCTTCCTCCGCCTTGGAATTTTGGGGCGTTTGGTTTCTCCGCCCGGCAAAAATCTTTCTGATTCCATTCTCTACGGAGGTGTAGGACAAAGGTACTAAGAAAATGTACCTGTCCACTACTTGTTCAGAATTGTCATGTTCACGGGTGGTCTCCACCAGTTCAATATCAATGCTTTTATACGATCCCACAATTTCTGCGAAGCTTTTTACGGTGATAGGTTGCATGTTCGCCACATTGACAAGGCGTTTGTGTGAGCCGTAGGCATAGATGAGTCCTTGTACCGCGTCATCAATGTAGGTGAAGCAACGGATATTCCGGCCGTAGTTGTACAGTTTGACTTTTCCTCTATTGAGTAAAAACCAGAGAAGAGTTCTTTTACGTGGGAGGGAACCGTACACGTTATGAAGCCGGACGCCTGTCGCGTCTTTGCAATAGAATGAGGCGTACTGCTCGTTGAAGTATTTGGATATGCCATACATGGAGGTTGTGTTGCATGGATGGGCGGCAGACGAACTTGCGTATACCAATTTTACATGATACCTGTTGCAGGCATCAGCGACATTTATGAAAGTGTCAATGTTGTCTTTTCGGATTTGGGGGATGTTTCCATTGAATACGGAAGTCTGTGCGGCCAGGTGGAATACACAGTCTATATCTCCGTTTTTGAGGATGTCGCAAATGCTTGCGGCATCCTTGCCGTTTTTCCGGTCAATTCCGATCACTTCAACATCACGTCTTTTCAATTCCTGACAGAGGGCTTTGCCTATGAAGCCTTCGCTGCCAGTTACAATCATCTTCATCTTTAATCGTTTTAGAGTTAATAAATTGGGTTTTATGGGGTGGTTGTTCTATCACTCGGAAATAATCTTTTTCGCGCTGTCAATATTCCGATGGTTCAGATAGGACTGCCAGCATTCATTACAGCGTGACCATTTGAAACCATTTTTCTTCAGTTGGTTACGTATGTCTGCATCCGGAATGGAAGGAAAGAATAGTTGCAGGCGGTTTTCTGAATAATTTTCAACCAGACTTACACCATTGATGGTGTATTCCTTATTCTCTGTCATTTTCATTTTTCTAGCTCTCTCAAGCTGTTCTTTGACCCGCCGGATATTAGATCCATTATTGGTAATGATATAACTGGGAAACCCTATTTCACCAAAACAGTCGGGAATGAAGAGTTGTGTTATCCCGTTTTCGGAATATCCTAACTCTTTCAGTTTATCATGTTTCTCAATTTCGGAGAGCTTCTTGGAGCGGAGAATCTTGTTGGTGGCTTTCATTGTTTCCTGTTTCTTTCCAAGGGTGGCCAGCTTTTCTTCCAGCCGTTCTACGGCATCGTCATCTCCCAAGTAAATTGAGGCATTATTTTCTGCCGCCTTGGCTTTCTGTTCAAAATATTCAGCTTTCTCGCTAAGCTTTACCGCTTTTCCCAGCGTATTCCATGAACGGTCCAGAATTCGTCGATGAGTACTTTCTGAATGGTGCCCTATAAGTACGGGTTGTCCCATGGGGATGTTCTCCACTAACTTATGGCTTTGACTGTAAGCCTCCTTAGATTCTTTCATCGCTTTTTCTGCAAGTTCCCTGTACCTGCCAGCTTTCGCTTCTTGTCTTTCTTTTCTGTTCATAATTCAATGTTATTTGGTTTGACTATATGAAAAGACCACGACTAATGCGCCGTGGTCTCGTTAAACAAATCCTGTTGTTTTTGGGGAACTATATCATCGAACAAGCCGGGAACACGCGGTTGCAGGGCTTCATACTCTTCCCGGAAAAACTCGGCTTTCGTGCGTCCCTTTTTCTTGCCTTTGCGGGTATGCACATCGAATGTATAAGGTGGAATGGGTATGGGGCTTTGTCTGATATCCTCAATCCATTTTTCTATATCGACATCCTTGCGGTCATAAATGAAGTTCTGCAAGTGGTCGGCATCACGATTCTTCCGGCATTCGCACAGCAGAAGAACAGCTTTGCTTACAAAGATACGCCCTTTGGGTTCTGTGGCTTTCTTGTTTACGACCTCGTGTCCCTGCCATAATGCTTCTATTTCTCCGGTCACGATTCCATAGCAATCCTCGGCGGAGATGGTGAACAAACGCTTCCATACATAATCCCTGTAACCACTGGTCCACAGTTCCAAAGCGAAAAAGCCTGCAACCGCTGCGTCAGCCCTTCTGATCGCTTTCTGCATTGCAGAAGATACTTCAAAAAAATCATAGCCTCCAACAGTTCTGATAGTCATAATTTTTAGTTTTTTGGTTTGACTTATTGTTTATTACATTAGTAAAGATAGTCGTAATTGACAAGTTTGGCAAACAGAATCTTCGCCATTTTATCGCCATTTTCATTTGATTATCAGTATTTGAATTTACAGGTTATGTTATATTGCACGAGCTGTTTTGTCTTGTCCTTCCCGTTGTTGGTTGCGCTCTTTAACAGGATACTGTCACCAAAGTTTTTCTTGATGAAAAGAATGGATCGCCGTTCCTCTTCCTGATTGCGGATAGAGGCCAGCCCTCCTGCATTGACAAATGTATTTTTCTGCTCGAAGTTGTATCTGAGGTCTGTGAGTACACGCCGTTCCTTATACTTCATGTAACAGCTTATCCAAAAATCTTCTTTGAGTCTCAGTTCCTCGTTCCACCAGGTATTTTTGTTATAGATAATTCCGTAACTGCATCCTGTTATCATCTTTGAAAGAGAAAGAAAGCTCGTTTCGTCATACATCACAGGTGATATCCGTGAGGTGAAGCCGAAAAGGTGGATATCCATAAGACTGGCCATTTCATGGAGTGAGAGGATAATCCGGGTAATCTTGTCTTTGTCTTTCACTCTTCCGGACTCGCCTTTCTCCGCATAAAGAGTTTTGCAGGCATGGACATCATCATCGAGCATGAACAGCTCCCCGAAATATCTTGCCATCCAATTACGTTTGGGGATAAGACCAATGATGTCATCGGGATGGGTGACAATCTCGCAATCCGGGTTAAATTCACGATACAGGTCTGCTTGGCTCTCGGCCACACAGACAATGGGATCATTCACCAGCTTTTTGGCGAACACTCTGTCATGCCTTTTATGGCTTGGAATTACTATTTTGCAAGGCATGGCGTACATCTTTTATATCAATGACATTCGATTTGCTTATCTTGCCGGTCTTGTAGGATTTCATGTGCTGCATATCCAACCGTTCACGGAGCCAGTTGCTGTCCACCTCATTACCGGAAATAATGATGAATAGTTCATGTTTCTCATCATATTTGGGAATGAGAGGATACAGGGCGTTGTCATCCGATATGGCGTTGAAACGATCCTTGAATTCATCCTTTTCCTTTTCTGGAGCGAACTCAATACCCCAGTCCTGTAACTCAGCCTTATCCCACTCGTTTTCCATAATATCCATATCATTCTCACCGAAACTTACATTATCTTTTGTGGCGTATTCACGAAGCTTGGCTACGGGTGTATCGTCTGGCAGCACCTTGCAGGGAAGTTCTTTATAGCCCAAATCCTTACAGGCACGTAAACGCAGGTTACCACAAACGACAATGTATCTGCCTTCTGATGGAAAAACGATAAGTTCACGGAGATCAAGCATCTCAGGAGAGTCGGAAATACTTTTTTTCATCGCTTCGAAGCGATAGTCCCGGAAGAAACGTGGGTTCTTCGGAAGCCCGGCGAGCTGGCCCTTGTTGAAGTCCAACAGCTTTATAGAAATGTTTTTTGTCATAACTCACTATTTATCAACTACACTTAAAATCAACATCACTCAAGTCAGTCACAACACCTATTCATCCTTGTTGTCATTGAACTCTATCGTATCCTTGATCAGTTGCTCGATGTTTGCGCATCCGATACGGCTTAGATAAGTTATGGTGGAAATGATGATACCTGCAGCGGCAATCTCCTGTTCTGAATAGCCGGGCAGATGCTTGCTGTGATATTTCGAAGCTTCAAGCAATTCCCTCCATTTGACAGAAATCAATAAGATAAAGGCACGCCTGGAGGTATAATTATTGATTTTACCTTTGCGCATTGCTGTTTCAAGGCATCTCTTCGCCAATTTATTCAATGTTATCATTGTTTGACAGGTAATTGTTAGGACTATATTAATATTCTCAAAGATCCTGTATGATCGGGCGACTCTCTTGGTCTGGGATGGGTTATTTTCATTTTTGTTCCTCTTTTTCTGTTTTGATGTCTGTTACTTTACCACGACTAACAAAACACAGACCTATTCCAGCAGCACATATATTACTACTAGGAATAGGTAATAAATTGTTGTTTTACTCATTTATGGTCCATTTTGAATTATTTTTTTATAACTACCGCCATTGTACTAACAGTTGTTCCACTCTCTTTAAACTCGCCTGCGCTGATTTCAAACACTTCTCCATGTACTTCTTTCAGCCAGTTGCGGAAATCAATACATTTCTTTTCCGAAGCGAATTTCCAGTGTTGGCTGGTTATTGCTGCAAGCGTGCCGCCTTCTTCCAATCGATCATACATAAGCCTGACATGCTCTATATCCTGATTACCGGAAAACGGAGGATTTGCAATAATCTTAGTGTAATGCCCTACACTGTCTTTCGTAAAGTCTTCATCAAGCAATATTACGTTGTTAAGGGTGTGAAGAAATTCTCTGTTTTCCGGCATCAACTCATAACATTCCACTGTTACAGAAGGACAAGCTCGATGAATGGCTTTAATGAGAGCACCGCGGCCGGCACTCGGTTCCAGTACCGTATCATCCTCATGTATCCCTCCGGCAAGCATAACCAGCCAGTCGGCAACATCGGCCGGAGTTTCAAAAAACTGGTAATCCTGCTGTAGGTTGCACCGTTTACCCTCTTTCAGCATGGAAAACACACGTTCCGGATTAAACGGGAATGTGAAACCCTGTATCTTCCCACCTTGCCATGAGCCGCCGGCTTCTTCTATCCACTTTTTTGCTTCGGCATAAGACTTTTTGTTAAATTGAACTTGAGGAAGTTTCAGAACACCGTCCTCAAGAGTACAATGTTTCAATATCTCTTCCACACTCCATTTTTTGCCTTCGTCAGCCTGCTTTTTCTTTTCAGCTATCGGAACATCCGGCGCTAACAGTGAAGATATTTTTTCTACAACTATGTTGCTTGCGTCCATGAAGGCACTGACGCAAGATATCGCTTCGATCAAGAAATCGGTGTCAACATGCCCGGTATCGTCATAGATGTCTATCCCTTCGGTCATGGATGACAGTTCATTGAGCTGCGCAACACTACCATGTAACGTTTCGATTAAAATCTTTTTTTTGTTCGTCATAACTTTTCTGTAAATAAATTCTTGTTGTGTCTACACTTCCATGACCGAGAAGATCGGCCAGTTGAATAACATCTTTGTTTTTTTTCAGGAACATTTTAGCGAAAAAATGTCGGAAGGCATGCGCGTGCATTTTTTTTGAATCGATACCACAATGTTTACCCCATGCTTTCAGGTGTTGTGAAAAACCTCTCTGAGTCAACGGTCCGTATCTCCCGACAGCAAGAGTACCGGACTTGCCTGTCTCCTTTATATAGTCCTTCACCTCCTGTTGTAATTGCTTCTGGAAAAAGAAACGCCGATACTTGTTTCCTTTCCCTTTCAAAACAACCTCGCCAATTGCTATATCCTCCCATGTGAATTGCTGAAACTCCGAGAGCCGGGCTCCTGTAGTACCCAATACCTTGATGAAGAAATAGTAATCCTTGTTGAGTTTTGTTTTCAGATACTCCAGTAACCGATTATATTCATTCTCGGTAGGAACATTAGAAATATCCAGCTTACGTTTCATTTTAGGTCTCTTTAATTCTATCGGCTTTTTCATCCATTTAGAGAACTTTTCAATGGCTGTAATACGTAACCGGATGGTAGCGGGAGATAATTTTTCTTCTTCGAGACTTTTTATAAACCTCCTGCAATTATCCATGTTTACCTCATTGGCATACTCGAAATACTTCTTCATTGATGTGTAATATATATCAACTGTATGAGAAGAGTAATCATTGTTGTCGGTCAGCCACACAATGAAATCATTAAGTTGTTTCTTGTTCTTATCCGAAATGACATCAAGTTTTTCCAAAGGTTTCACCGCCTTTTCCCTTTTTCCATATCCGATGTTGAGATAGGATAATAGATCGCATATAGCTGAACACATTAGCGAATGACGCACCATGACATCAGCATTTTCACGTTTATAATTCAAATAGCCACGGCGGTTCACTTCTTTGGCCATTTCTAAAAAATCCGTGACATGCTTGATATATTTCCCGACAGTATCATAAGTCCTTCCTGTCGTGTATATGTAAGAAATATAATCAGTTAATATCTTCTGTCTGTCATTATTCATAATTTTCTTATTTTAAAATTTCATCAATAGATGATAAAACACTCTCCAGTCTTTCCAACTGCTCAGAGTATTTCATAAGAAGATTTTCTTCTCTTTCCGTAGCCTCCCCTCCATTGTGAATATCATTATACTTTTCGTATTTTGATTTTACACTCTTATATGCTTTCTGAAAGAACGGAAGCAATATCTTACATTCCTCTTTGGTCATACAGACCGTTATCTCGTATGGAGATGAATACGATTTTCTTGTGCTATCTATGTGACTCATTTCTTTCCTGTTTTGAATTTCTTGTTTATTTCTTTTTCAGCAGCTCTGGCCCCTTTCTTGAAACCCTCCACAAAGCTGTCAAAACAAGCTCTATGGATTTCTAAAGTACATCTTCGCATAAGTGGACAAATCGAACATTTTTGGCTAAGTCCGGCTGACTTCTTGGCTATTTTCGTTACATTTTTCATTGGATTTTTAAATTAATTATTACGATTTCTTTCCGCTGCGACTTCACTCATACACATCTTGCACCAGGAGGTGAGACATTGGTATTCCTTATCCCCATATCTGACAGTCCTGTTATAGAACCGGTGGAGCGGAAGGGAACGTCCGCAATGCGGACAAACCTTTCTTCCGGCTTCCGTACCGGCAACCGTTTTGGCTTTACGGCGTACAAGCGTACATCCCCTGCATTCATCCAGTCTGCCTTTGTACTTCCGGCATTTGTGCAGGGAGATGCGCCCGCATGGAGCGAATTTCTCGCAGTCGAATCTAGGTTCTGTGTGATAGATGTTCATACGGCACTGTCCATTAAATCAAACAATGTGGGTGCGCTAACTTCCATCTCCGCCTCATACAGATATGAAAGGCTGTCTTTCCAATAGTCATAATTCAGTTCAGTAGATAATCCCCTACGTTTCAGCCTTATGGCACAATAAGGCACAGTGCCGATACCTCCAAAGGGGTCAAACACCAGCTCACCCTTGTTTGAGTACCGTTCAATCAGTCTTTCAACGATATCGAGCTGTAAAGGGCAGATGTGGTTCTGCCGTTTCTTCTGTGACTGCTTGGTATTGAGCGTGCGCATCCGGGTGACATCATCCCATATCCAGGGCTTCTTGCTTACCGGATCAACGGCCATAAACGTTTTAGGCAGCTTTCCGTAAGCTTCCAATTCCTCTGCGAATGATACATGTTCTTCGTAGTTATATATATGCTCGCGTTCGTAGTTCCTGAACAGATGGCGTATCTTGTCTATTCCGGTTCCTTTCATGTCCTCATAGCTCAATAGAGAGTTACCCGATGATTTCCAACTTGCATGGGCATCTATCTGCCAACGGGCGAGCGAGTATTCACTCTTATTCTTTGTCACCGGCAAATCAGCATAGGCTCGTGAGGTATCAGAAGGCAACTTTCGGAAGAGAAGAACATATTCCGGGCAACCGATACCCATCTTTGAACCGTCCTTGCACATCTCTGTATATCCAAGCCGATAAGTCTGGTTATTCTCCCTCACCACATCCGTATCCACTGTAATACGCCCCATGTAGCGGAACCCGTGCTTCAGATAATGGAACACAGTCATTTCGCTGAACGGGTCGATGGTGGGCATACCGTCACCCGTAGCGTTGCCGAACAGTACACGGTCCTTTACATGGATGCAGGCTAACCGGCCGGGCTTTAAAATACGCATAAGCTCCGGGGTGAGATAGTCCATCTGCTCAAAGAACTTGCCGTTGTCTTCATTATGCCCGAAGTCGTTGTAGGTAGGCGTATATTCGTAGTGGTTGGAGAACGGGATACTGGTTACAATCAGGTCTACCGAATTATCTTCCATCTTCTGACATTCAAGTACATTGTCATTATTGATAGCTTTCCACAGTTTGCCGGACTTCTCTTCCCTGCTGGCAAACATCCACCGCATCATCTTTTCCTCTGCCTGCAAACCGAACAAACCGTTCTTGCGGACTATATCGGTCATCTTGGCTACCATCTGGCGGTGTTGCGCCCACTTCTGCATGAATGATTTGAATATTTCACCTTCGCTTTCGGCATACACCAAGTAAAGCTCTACGGGATGCTGCTGCATGAAACGGTAGATACGGGCTATCGCTTGGAACTTGTCGTTGAAACGGTAGTCAATAAACATGATTGCCTTGTGGCAGTGGTACTGGAAGTTCAAACCCTCACCAAGCATTTCAGGTTTGGCGGCCAGATATTTCAGACGGCCGTCTTTGAAATCCGCTATCACCCTGTCGGCTTCATCATCATCTTGCGAGCCATACACAGCCTTACATCCGGGAATTGCCTTGCAGAGTGCCTCACGTTCAGCCTCCAAGTCATGCCATAAAAGGAAATGGTCGTCTTTGTTTTCCGGGCGATTGATAATCTCTACCACACGGGCAATCTTTTCCTGCATGTTGTCCCGGCGTTCCTTTGCAGCATCAGCCAGACCGAGAGCAGCCTCACGGAACATTTTCACCTGCCCGTCACGGTCGGCTCCGGCAGTGGAGTTATCCACACTCACGACTTCTTCATGTACCCGTAACTCTGGTAACTCATATCCTGTATCGGGATAACCTAAATCAGACGGTTTGGTGAGGAACAACGCCCATGTACTTACCCATAACCAGAATTCCTTCTCCTTGTGGGGATAGAGGGTAAGATTGTTCGCCTTCGTGCTGTCACGCTGGAAGAACCTTGTAAGTGCCTGCCCGGTATCCATCACTCCAAGGTAGCCGGCATAGTGTATCAGCT